GGCTGGGGGCGGGTATTATAAAGGCAATATCGCGGGTAAATCCGAGGTACAGCAGGCGTGGGATAAGGAGAAGGCTGAGCAGTATGCTGCCTACGCCAAAGGGCAGGAAGAAGCCCGGCGACGTGAGCAAGAAATGCAGGCAGCGGCGGACAAGCTACGGAGAGAGAAGGATGCGGAAATCAGGAATATTAATGCTCGTGCTACCGCTCTTACTAACAGCTTGCGCGACAGGCAGGAGCGCCCCGCCCAAAGCGGTAACGGCTCCGGCGCTGCCCGATCTTGCAGTGGAGCCTCCGGTGCGGAATTGGCAAAAGGAGATGGAGAATTTCTTGCAGGGTACGCTGCCGACGCCGCCCGTCTCCAAGCAGCCCTCGACCAATGCGTCAAACAATACAACACCGCAAGACAAAAGGTGAATTAAGTGCCTTACTTCAGACTAGCGCTAAAGCCGGGTATTGATAAACAAAATACCGAATACGGTGCCGAGGGCGGATGGATCGATGGGGATTACATCCGCTTTCGTTATGGACTGCCAGAAAAGCTAGGCGGCTGGACCCCCTTTTCTGAACTGCCAACCTATTTGGTAGGTATGGCAACCGATGTTTTTACATGGAATGACTTGAACGGTGCGCCGCGTGTGTTGGTGGGGACCAATCGCAAGCTGTATGGATTTTATGGTGGCACGTGGGCGGATATAACGCCGATACGGCTTACCACGGTGGCGGGGGAGGTGACGTTTGCCGCGACCAACGGCAGTAATCTGGTGACCGTCACCGATAACTCACACGGCGCGATTACTGGGGATTTTGTCACCTTTAGTGGTGCCGTCAGTCTTGGTGGTGCGGTCACAGCCGTCTATTTAAATGCCGAATTCGAGATACAAGATATCCTCAACGCCAATACCTACACCATTCAAGTTGGCGTAACTGCCAATGCCTCAGACAGCGGTAATGGGGGTGCTGCCGTGGTGGGGGCCTATCAGATCAGCGTTGGTTCGGATGTGGGCTATGTTGACTTCGGCTGGGGCACTGGCACGTGGAGCTTGTCCACGTGGGGTACGCCACGTCCGAGTTCCGTAGCCGTGGCGCTTGGTGCAAGAATCTGGCAGCTAGATAGCTTTGGCGAAGATGTTATCTGTCAGGTAGTCAATGGCGGCATTTATTTGTTTAATACGTCTTCGTACACCGACCGTGCCACTGTGATTTCAGGCGCGCCTACCAAGAGCGCCTATGCCTTGGTTTCCACGCCAGACAGGCATTTGGTGTGCTTTGGTACGGAAAGCATTATCGGTACATCTACCTCACAAGATCCGATGTTCGTGCGTTTCTCTAACCAAGAAGACATCAACTCCTTTGTTGAAACCTCGACTAATACGGCAGGCGGCCAACGATTGACTGACGGTAGTCAGATCATCAGTGCGATTCGTTCGCGTGGTCAGATTTTGATCTTTACGGACACGTCTGTGCACGGTATGCAGTACGTCGGGCCCCCGTATACGTTTGGCTTCCAGCAGTTAGGCGCAAACTGTGGGTGTGCAGGATCGCATGCAGCGGTGGACGTGAACGGTGTGGCGTTTTGGATGGGTACTGAGGCGTTTTATGCGTTTGACGGTACGGTCAAAAAGCTCCCTTGCACGGTTCAGGATTATGTATTTAAAGACATCAACCTTACGCAAAAGAGTAAGTTCCATGCGGGGGTGAATTCGCAGTTCAATGAGGTGACGTGGTGGTATTGCTCTGCGGAAGCGGACTTCATTGACCGCTTTGTTACCTACAACTATCTTGAGGATGTTTGGTCGATTGGCAGTTTGCCGCGTACGGCGTGGACGGACATTGGGACCTACACTAAGCCTTTGGCTTCAGCCTATTTGGAAGACAGTACGGATGCGACCATTTCGACGATTTATGGTTTGACTGCAGGGCGTTCGCGTATTTACAACCAAGAGGATGGAGCAAACGCGGATGGCTCAGCGATTCTGTCCTTTATCAAGTCGGGTTACTTTGACATTGGCGATGGCGACAACATGATGTACATGCGTCGTTTTATCCCAGACTTTAAAAATCAAGTCGGGGATTTGACGGTGCATCTGTTGTTACGCTCTTATCCGCAGTCTACGGCGACACCGAGTTCGTTAGACCCGTATGTAATTGCGCCAAACACTGAAAAGGTAGATACACGTGCGCGTGGTCGGCAGATCAGTTTGCGTATTGAGAGTGATGCGGTGGATGACAACTGGCGTTATGGCACGTTGCGCGTGGACATCCAACCTGATGGATATAGGTAGATGTATACTCTTTTTATGGGCAAATTTATTGACAGAACGGGAATGCAATATGGCCGCTTACGTGTTTTAGCGGATGCGGGCATAGGTGCCAACAAAAAACGTTTATGGAAATGCCAGTGTGACTGTGGCAAACAAGTTACTGTTACCGCCGGGGGTCTTGCCACCGGTAATACGCAATCCTGTGGCTGTTACCACCGTGAGGTAATTACTAAACATGGGGGTTGGCAGAAGTCGTCTTATAACACTTGGCGAGCCATGATTAGGCGATGCACAAAACCCGAAGACAAAGATTTTGCACGTTACGGTGCTCGAGGTATCACTGTGTGCACAACGTGGCTAAATTACTCTCAGTTTGTAGCAGACATGGGGGAACCTAAAGAAGGGGAAACACTAGACCGTATTGATGGGACAAAAGGCTATTTTAAAGAAAACTGCCGATGGGCCTCGGGGCATATTCAGGCTGTTAATAGTAAACGTCAGACTACTTCTGGGTATCGTGGGGTTACATATCACCGTACATTGAATAAATGGATAGCGAGTATCACAGTTCACGGGCGACGTTACTATTCTAAAGTTTATTCTAGATTAGAAGAAGCCGTTGCCGCTCGCCAGCGTCTTGAAAAGGCGCACTGGAACTTTTCTTTATGAGTAAGATATTCAACGTTCGTTTACCTGATGCCTCTTCTGCGACGTATGACCCACAGAAGTTCAATCAGCTTGTACGTTCGTTGGAACAGATTGTTCTGCAGTTAAATTCTTCGTATGGCTCGACGTTTGACCAAGGCGTAGCAGACGCTGCGACCTTTTTCAACGGCTCCCCGGGCGGCCCCGGGCAAGCGGGCGTTCAAGGTATTTTGTTGCCCTATGGGGCGTTTCAGGATGATACCGATCAAGTAGACGGTTCAACCACGTCGGCATATGCGATGCGGTTTAACACGACGGACTACTCCAACGGCGTTTACATTTCGTCTTATACGGCAGTCTTCACAGGCACGATTGATGACGGTACGCCGCCCGGAGCCGGGACGGTGATGACGGTTACGGCAGTGACTTCCGGAACGATTTATTTAGGAATGGAAGTCACGGGCACGGGCGTGACAGCAGGAACGCGGATCACGGCCTTTGGCACCGGTACAGGTGGGGTAGGCACGTATACGGTCAATACTTCGCAAGAAATCACAAGTAGGACACTAACGGGGAATTTGCCCTCGAAGATGACGGTGGATTATGCCGGGATATATAACCTGCAGTTTAGTGCTCAGATAATAAACGTTTCTGTTCAGATCCATGACATTGATATTTGGTTTAGAAAAAACGGTACAGATATCCCAAACAGCAATAGCCGATATTCGATTCCGAACAGTCACGGTGGCGTGGATGGGGCGTTAATCGCGGCGCTTAATTTTTACTTGGACATGAATCCCGGAGATTACGTGGAGATCATGTGGCACGTTACCGATTCTGATATCTCCCTACAACACCTGCCTTCGGGAACTTCTCCGACGCGTCCTGCCACGCCTTCGGTAATTGCCACTTTGACTTTTGTTTCTTCGCTGAGCTAACCATGGCTAATAAATATTTCCGAGAAAGTTTGATTCCTAGCGCGGCGACGGAGACGGTTATTTACACGGTGCCGGATGCCAATACGGCAGTGGTTCGGTCTTTGCGAGTGACCAATGCAAATACTTCTCGCGGGTCGATTACGGTTTCGCAATATGATGCGGGTAGCGCAACCGAGCACTTTTTGCTTAAAAGTTATGCACTACCCATTGACACTACGGTAGACGTTTTTAACGGGGTGCCTTGTGTCCTTGAGGCGGGGGACGTGTTGAAAGTAGAGTCTTCTGTTGCTACGGTGCATTTCTATCTGTCTTACCTAGAGATAGACAGAAACTAGTGAATTACCACATAATTACCAGCAATTTCGCGTCCTTTCCCGGCGCGCGACTCCGAGCGAGAGTCTATTGCCACTTTGGAAAGGATTATCATGGCTGAAGCGATGCAGGGCATTATGTCCTTGCCCCCTGAGATGGGCGGCATGGAGAATGCCCCACGAACTTTTCTCACTCCTGAAGACGACGCGACGTTAAATCGACTCCGCGAGTCTGTCTCTCCTCAAGAATTCAGTCAGCAGATGTTTGACGCTGCGGAGCAGGTTGATCCGCAGATGGTCATGCAGTTGCGCAGTATGTTGCGCGGCATGCAGTTGCCGCCAGAACTGATTGACGCAATGCAGCAGATGATTGAGGCCTTGTTGGACGAGCCGCAGAACTACGAAGAGAATCGTCGTGAGTTCATTAAAGAGGGCGTACCTGAGGATCTTTTGCCGGAGCAATTCGATCCGATGTACCTGACGGCGTTGAACATGGCCTTGGATCAAGTCTCACGGCCCATGGTTCAGGGTTTCGCAGCAGGCGGCCTTGTGAGAAATCCGATTGCACAGGGCATTGCAAGTCTTGGGCGCAATGGCGACACGATGCTTGCGCATATCACACCTAGCGAAGCACGGATGTTGCGTCGTTGGGGTGGATCGGGAACGATTAACCCTGCAACGGGCTTGCCTGAGTTCTTTTTAAAGAAGCTCTTTAAGGCTGTAGGAAACACCTTTAGAAATGTGGGCAAAGCCGTCACTGGCGTAGTCAAGGGTGTTGCCAATGCCGTTAAAAGCTTTGCCAAGAGTTCGGTTGGCCGGATTGTCACCTCTGTGGCACTGGGCTTCTTCTTGGGCCCAGCGGCAGCCGGTATGTTGGGGGTAACCTCGGCAGCGGGCGTGGCGGCCATTAGCGGTTTTGTAGGTGGCGCGGGTTCGACGTTGCTTGCGGGTGGCAGCATCAAGGACGCTTTGAAGACTGGTGCGTTGGGTGGTCTGACGGCGGGTGCGATTTCTGGCGTGACGGGGGGTGCGGCAGCCTTCCAAAAAGGCTCTTATACGGGTCCGACAACCATCTCTGGACAGGCGCAAAAGTTAACTGACCAGTGGAATCAGTTAACGGGTGGCGCTAAGCCTACACTTGGCACAACGCCGGGGGCGGCTGGAGAGACGTTGGATGAGATAGCGGCAGCCAAGGGTGCGCCTACTACTGCGGGTCCATCAGGGGCTACTGGCGCGCAAAGTGTGCCTAACTACAAAATCAATCCTGCTACCGGCAAGATGGAGTTCGACGGTACGTTTACGAACTACCAGACGAATCGTCTTGGGCAGACCGTCGGCACACAAACCTCAGGTACGGCTAGGTTTGGTGGGGCATCGCCACTTGAAGCGGCGACGCAGAACTTGGATGAGTTGAAGCTTGATGTGATTGGTGGCAGAACGCAGGCAGTGCCTATGCCTTCCATGGAAACACGCTTGTTGGACGCAGGGGCAACTAGCCCTACTGGGGCGGCTACTAACTTGTCGAGTTATACAGGTGCGGCCCCGCGTATGCCAGTTCAACTCTCTGGCATGGGTACAACACCGAGTGCGGCGGCTGCTCCTGCTGGCGGGGCTAATTATCTGACCGATCCGCTGGGTCGGTTTGGCGGCCCAACAACTTCGCCGGTCTCTGCCCCAACGCCTAATTATCTATTGG